TTTGTGACCGATCTTGTAGTATGGGTGGCTCCTCCTTCTTGGGTTCCCGACGCTTGCGCCGGGTCCGAAAGAAAGGAAGGGCTCCGTGCGATCCCAGGAAAATTTACCTAGGATAAGACGACATTCAGACCTAGCCAAACGTAAAATTTCATATACGTGAGGTTTTTGCCTGTATGACGCCAACAGACGGAAATTAACGTCTGCGCACACGTCCTCGGATACCTCAAATTTATCCAAAGCAACTTTACGTGTATCAATACCCGTATTGAGGCCTGGATACTTTTTGAGCAGACTAACTGCCGCGTAATCACGCTGGAATAACGAACTATCCCTATAGTCCAATGGACTAATGGAAAGGTTCGCAACGCCTAAATGATCACCTGACAGAAACATCTGTCGTACCCTCGATCCGATACCACCTATTCCAGTGAGGAGTAAGGGTATCACAACCGAATCTACATAGCGACAAGTATCGCTCTTCGTTGCCATTTGGAGGTTCTCCTAAACGGTGATAGGTTTTACGTGTGACAGGATGTCACAAGTAGTAAAGCCACGGAAAACTGTTTATGACCAGCTTCCCTCAGGTGTAGCAACACTGAGGTCAAAGACCGAAAGTGCTACTAATGCCTGAATACGATCAACGAAGTCCTGCCTTTCGGCAGCCGTGAGAAGTGTCGGCGAGCTGATAACGATGTCAGCTTTCGCCGTGCCAAGGATCTGGCCTACACACCCACACGGGTCACTTGCGCTTGCAGCCCTCGGGAGTGAAACGACCCATCGTGTGCGGTAAGTACCGTCACTGAGGGGTCCCCGTACGCTCTCTGTTACAGATGATGGAGCGCCACCAAAAGTCGCATCCCCAACCAGGGCCCAGGTGGAAATTCCACCGGAGGTCCCGCGAGGGGTGTAGACTTTGGTATTCAAGGTTAGACTACCTTGAGCAGGCATAGGATATTATCCTCTAGCGTTGTGTCGAACATAGCTGAAACACTTTCTTACGGCCCAACAATAGAAGGGGCGGTAAGTAAGTGATTTTTGACCACATTGGCTACTTAACAACCAATCGACGGAGAAAGGACCTAATAGACCCACAGAAGCCACAAGCTTGATCCATCTCTCTCAAATCCTGAACCCTCCTCTTCTGGGCCTTTACAGCCGGTGGAATAGACTTCTGAGAATGAGAGATTTGTTTCTTGCTTTTAGGCAAGTGGGCCATAAGGGTACTCCTATCTGCGACCGATTGATTGTGCAAGCAAAGCCAAAGCGTTCAGCATATGCTTAACACTGAGAGGGCTCTTAACGTAGAGTCCAGGAACGGGTGACCCAGCATAGCACGTGCGAGTATAAGATTTCGCATGCCCCGAGTAGGTTGGGGCAGAAATACTGGTAACAGTATTTGGCGCGCTATAACTGACATCTCTGATGCCTTTAAACTTCAAACTCGAACGAAGTGATTTGGTACCTGTCACGAATTGGAACCCAGCGTCTGCGGTTAAAGCAGAGAGCCAGGTACCAATAGGGACAAGCCAATCCACGACAAACGAGTATGGAAGAAGCTCCCACACAATCTCCACTGGGTTGATTAGACCCAGAGAGCTCAACTCAGCTAACTGCGCGTCTATGAGACCATAAACTAAGGTCACACGGGCTTGCTGCAGCTGTTCGAACTCTAAATGCGCAACGCTAGCAAAAGTTGCACCAGAAACAGTCTTGACAATTATGTCAGTACTGTCCGCACCTGACCTTACGGTCACGTACGGAATCTCAAAACGAGATCTCCGGTCCAAATGATTGATAGCACCGTACACATCAGAGAGAAGTGGAAGCCATCCGTACTGAAGTTGCAACCAAGCGTTCGGGATACAGTTCCATTTACTAGGAGGCAGATTACCCCTCTGATAACGAGTAACATTAATCCAGCCAGAAGGCGATGAATGCCTAAAGCGGTTAATGCCACGAGCTATCGTTAAGGCGGTACCTGCAACCATGTTTATGGTTCTGCGTCCCTCTGCGAGGAAGTTACCAAGGTGTAAATCCTGGCTCTTCAGTTTATTTAGAGCTTTGACCTCAGCAGTATTAATCAAGTTCTGTGAGGGCACTAATGGAAGCGGAGGAGTCAGATGATTCCCCCCATTCCAAAAGCTCGTACCAGGCCACACCCGTTTCAGATGGGTCCCTGTTAGGACCTGACTCTGACACGTTCCCCCCCCGACAGACCAAAGTCTGCCGGAGTGGGACCAAGGGTGGCAGTATCTAAAGCCTTTAACCAGCGGTCCATTGGACGACTGGGGCCTAGACTCTGAATCCCATGACGTATCCTGCATCCCGAGATCCGTAGACGCCGGCGGAATTGTATCTGACGATGTAATGACAGTACGCATCGTCGGCGTCACGATATCTCTCGAGATAGCAGGAGTAGTCATATTGGGATTTACCTAGGTTAGGTTAACGGATATAAAGGTACGTCAGCGTAGGGCCGACCGAAAGGTCGG